AAGGCACGTGGATCATTAACTTCTAACAAGACTACAGAAATGGCCAATCTGACCGAACAGACACCTGCCGTATATCCCGCAGGTATTTACCAACTCGAGACATCCGACCCCGTAATCGGCGGTCCTGAAGGCATATCGAACCAGCAAGCTAAGCAGCTGGCCGACCGTACCAAGTATCTGAAGGAGCACGTCGACGCGCTCGAGAACGGCACTGGCATTCAAAACGGTTCGATCACAGCGGCAAAGCTCGCCGCGGGAGTTATCCCGTCCACCTACCGGAGCTGCATTCTGAAGGGGCACGCGGACGCCAACGGCGCGAATGCAATCGTGACCAGGGTGAACGCGACCACTATTGCCATCAATAGTTCGCCTATCGCTGCGGCCCTGTCGTTTGCGTGGGGATGGGACTCGCTTGGCCAGCGAGACTTCTTCGCAGAGTACAGTTCGGACATCAACCTTACCCTCGCAGGCGAAGGCGTGGCCAACGGCATCAGCGATGTGTTCGTGTTCATGGATCGTAACACGCTGAACGGCGTGATCACCCCGAGAATGGACACAGGCCCGTTCATCATCTCTGCCGTTGAGCCAGGAGTTGGAAACCGGAAATACTGGTTCGACCTTGTGACCATGGTGTGGAAGGAGTGGAACTCCGGTCTCTCAGCATGGAGTTTGCGCCAGTATGTTCTCCTCGCCCGCGTGACGCGGAACCAGTCCCAGGAACTGAACGTGGTCTATAACTACCCGTTCCGCGAGTCTCTCGATCCCGAGACGGGCATTGTGCCTGGTACTATCGTGTCCATGCACCGCGATCACACGTCACCTCCGAACGGATGGCTACATTGCAACGGGGCGAACGTTAGCCGGACGACCTACGCTCGCCTGTTTGCCATCATCGGCACGAGCTACGGAGCAGGTGACGGATCCACCACGTTCAAGCTTCCTGACCTGCGCGGTGAGTTCATCCGCGGTCTGGACGCTGGCCGCAACGTGGATGCAGGTCGCACGCTCGGGGCATCTCAGGCAGACGAGCTCAAGAGCCACACGCACACCGATACGTTCAATCATCGCACGAGCGGACAGGGCGAGATGATCGGCAACACAACGCCGCTCACCGGTATCCCGACGTCCAACGTCACGCAGATCACTGTTACCAGTGACGCGACCGGTGGAGCTGAGACGCGCCCGCGCAACGTGGCGTACCCGTTCTTCATCAAGTTCTGATCCCGTCTCCCCAGCACAATGGAGCACGCCCGCATCACTGTCTATTGCTACGATGATGCGGGTTTCTACGTTGGCACGGACGTTGCAGTTGAGTCGCCCCTCGAAAGAGGATGCGGAATCTATATGATTCCGGATAAGGCGACCGACGTTGCTCCGCCCGCTGCCATTGAAGGGAAGGTTCTGTGGTGGAACGGGCAGGGGTGGGAGCACGTCGACCCGCCTGCCCATCCAGAGCAGATACGCGCACGTAGGAACAATCTCCTGTACGCGTCAGACTGGACGCAGCTCCGCGACGTTATTCATGTAGTTGACCAGCTTGCTTGGGCGCGTTACCGCCAGGCACTCCGCGAAATCCCTGAACAAGACGGGTTTCCCCATCGAGTAGTGTGGCCAGAGTCGCCTGTTAAAAAGTGTTAAACGTTTAGTTGGCGTGCGGATATGCGCGGAAACGGGTATATATTAGCGGCACCAATTAAAACAACACATGAAGAAAATCTATCAGTTTCAGCACGTCGCGCTGAAAGTAGTACGCGAGGCCGAAGCCCCGCGCTACGCGGTCAAATCATCCAAAGACGTATTTGACTTCATCACTGGCCAGATGGATTGGGATCGCGCCAACGGTCAGGAGTTCGCCTACCTGATCTGCCTGAGCCGGAACAACCAAGTGCTAGCGGTGCATGAAGTCTCCGTAGGCGGATTCAACTCGACAGTGGTTGACCCGAAAGTGGTGTACGTGACGGCGCTTCTCGCAGCCGCCTCAAACATCATCATAGTTCACAACCACCCATCGGGAAACCTGAACCCTTCGCAGGAAGATTCACGTATAACTAAGAAGCTATTCGAGGCTGGCCGTAATCTCGACCTGCCGCTGATCGACCACCTTATCGTGACGCAGCAGGGATATTACAGCTTCGCGGACGAAGGAACACTCGGATAGCCATGAAGCAAGACCCTATCCAAACCTCCCTTAACTCCCTCCTGCAGAAAATGCGGGAGGGAGTCCCTTCCACCGGACTTCGAAACGAATTCAAACCTTCAATACCTTCGCGACATGAGAATGACTATTCCTCGAATTTACCTGACAGCAGGACACCAAGTAATCAACGGCAAGGGCACGGGTGCCAGCTCTCCTTATGGTGACGAAGCCGTGCTCGCCCTGGTACTGCGTGACGACCTCGCAGCGGAACTCCGCAAGCTTGGCCACTCAGTTATCACGGATCCTCCGGCAGACCCGTTGAGGGTTGTCCTTCGCTGGCTCCGCTCGGTAGTCAGCAGTAAGGACATCCTGATCGATATCCACTTCAACGCGGCGGCCAACCCTGAGGCCCACGGCACTGAAGTGATTATCCCCTCGAGCTACACAGCGAGGGAAGTGGAGCTCGGCCGATACCTCGCCGCCTCCATCGCTGACGCGCTCGGAACGCGCCTCCGCCGTGGTAAGATGATCTACCCAGGCGTGAAGACGGAGGAGGAGACGCAACACAAGACGATCGGGATCCTCCGCGGACCGTTCCAGCCAGCGAATGCGCTCCTCGAGGTATGCTTCCTCACGAACTTTGGTGACATGGAAAAATATTGGACAGGCCGACCGAAGCTTATTCGGAACCTGACCACTGCGATCGACGACTTCATGGCCGGTCGCAAGACGATCTACAGCGCCGCATAGCTCTGTACATAGTAGTTTTTTTTAATTGGTCATGAGAGCTCGGAAAAGTCCGGGCTCTTGTGTTATATTGCGCCCATAGAATGCACCGTTTGAGACGCATTTGGTTAAGGTTAAGACAGGAGTCGCCCGGAAACGTCCGGGCGATTTCTGTTTACAGCCCTATCACTGCGGCCACTCGGTCTGCCGCCGTCGTCTGGTCACCGGCAAAGCCGTGCAGGTATCGTTCTGCAGTAGACAGCTGCCGGTGGCCAAGGAGCTCGGCAATCTCCCTGAGTGATAGTCCGGCCTTGTGGCCCATTGAGCCGACCGTATGGCGCAAATCGTGCAGCCGGACACCGGGAATACCCGCCTCCTTCCTGAAGCGCTTCCACGTGCCCCAAACGTGCTCCATGTGAGTACCAGGGAATCGCCCTTCGATGATCCATTCATGGCCGCGCCTCGCCTCGAGGAGCCGAAGCGCTGCACGCGGAAGTGCAATCTCTCGCTGGCCCGTCTTCGAATCCGGAAGGAGGAGAAGGCCGCGGTGGAAATCCACCCACTCCACTCGAGCGTCACGGATCTCTGACACCCGGCAGCCGGTCAGGAGCAGCAGCCGAACAAGCAGGGCGAACGGCGCAGCCTCGAGTTCGAGGAGCTTGTTCACGTTGGCCACCTGCTCCGGCGTGAGGATAGTACCGCGCCTGGCCTCGTGGTACCGCGACACGCCCTTGGCCACGTTCCGGTCAGCCCACTCCCACTCCATAGCCAGCGACCATGCCTTGCTCACCAGAGCCAGCATGCGGTTGGCATGCACCGGGTTGCCGCGCATAGCGGTGTGGATCCGCTGCACGTCTTCCTTCCGGATCTCCGCGACGGTCCTCCGGCCGATGGCTGGCAGCACGTGCAGCCGCCACATGCTCTCGTCATTTCGAGCTGAACGAGGCTTCTTGTATGGCCATGCATGGTCGCGCATGTAGCGGTCGGCAAGGTCGGCCACCGTGGGCGCGTTCTTGGCGTCATCCTTCGCCTCTGCCGGGTCGTAGCCCTCTCTTATCCGGGCGAACAGTGATCGTGCCTTGTCGCGGGCTTCACGCGCTGACAGGTCACAGCACCGTGCGATCGTGTAGGACCTGCTCCGGCCAGCGGAGTTCCGGTAGCGGATGATGAAGGTCTTCCGACCGGACTGCTGCACGCGTACACCGAAGCCTGGAAGGGCTTCGTCCCACAGCCACTCCCCGTTCTCGAAGGTGGCCGCGTCGATGGTCTTCTCTGTCAGTTTCATGTGCGCTCCTTGTGCGCAGCAGGGTGTGAACTATAATGATTCATGCCGACTGCCGCTGATTCCGTCTAATCGGTAAGCAGTTGGAATCGTTATGTTCGAGGATCCCGAGTGACCTACCGTGAGCGCATTATCGCAGGCTCAAAATCTGTTGTCCACAAAGACGTGGGGGTTCGAGTCCCTCCAGGGGCACCAAACAATTCAAAGGCTTACGCAAAAAGAAACCCCGCTGGATGGCGGGGCTTCAATTGTTTGTGCTCAGGCTGTGCGCTTGGATGGTCACCGGCGGTACTGGCTGGTGCTCGTCACGGTGCGTGACGCCTCCCATCGCAGGAGGTCTTCTATCGGGTATACGATGCGCCCTCCGACCTTCGTGTAGGGAGGGGAGACCCCCGCGCTTCGCCAGTTGGCCAGCGTGCGCACGGTGATCTTCTTGTTGTATCGTTCTACCAGTTCTTCCGGGGTAAAGAACCTCTTGCCATTAGGTATGGCCGGCAACCCATCCATCACACAAGCTCCTCTCCATTAGGCTCCGGGGTTACTCCCGGAGCGGGTTTGTCCTCCTGTTGTGGTGGCTTTGGCCCACCACTCGCCTTCTTCGAAGCCTTCGCCAAGGCGTCGAGGGTACTGCCCTCTTCGGGCTTACGCTCCGCCTGTCCGAACCACTCAGAAGCCTTGCTCATTCCGTCCTTCATGGAGTTGTAGATGCCGATCAGGTCGGTGAATTCGTCGGGAAGTATCTCCGCCACCGGCTTGCCGATGCGTGCCTCAATGTGCGGCTTGGTGACGCCCATGTTGCTGAACGCCTTCAGCATGTTCTTCACCCTGTCAGCGAAGTTGCCCTGTCCCTCGCCACTGATAGTGCGGCGGCACTCCTCGACGGCTGCCTCAACAAGGTCCGGAGGTAGTACGGCGAGGATCCTGGCGCGAACGCGGCGGCTGCCCATGTTAGCACCCACCTCGTAGATGTCGCGCTGTTCGGTGAGTTGCTTGGCTCCACCGCGGGTATCGATCACGTGCTTGACCACGAAGCGCTGCGAGCTGCGAGTGTTCGTCTCGTAGTCCCAGCAAAATGCCTCCATCTCCGTCTCACCGTCCCGGTTGGAGAGCTCCCGCATCCCGTACTCCATGTTGCCCCACAGGCGGGCGAGCTCCTCAGCGAAGCGGATTGATGGGCCGGTAACGGTCTGCCCGCCTTTCGGGTAGGAGTAGAAGGCCTTCGACGCGAACTGCGGACGACGGCAGCTCTCAATGACGTTGAGGAACGCCTGTGCCTGGTCACGTGGTCGCGCCTTGGCAATCATGAGCGATGCCTGAACCTCAGCGACGGCGCGCTGAATTTCGATCTCGGTCGTTCCCGCGTTGACGTGCGCCGGAGCGGTGCGCTGGAACGGGTTGACCACCGGCTGGGTGGTCACGGGTGCCGGAGTGGCCGGCTTTTGACTGACGGGTTTTGTTTCCATCGTTTATTTGAAATTAGGGGTTACGTTTGAAAGCCCAGCCCGGAAGCTGAAGCGCTGTTGGGTCTTCGGAGTACGCTGTCCATACGCCTGACTGTCGGCACTGCATGTACGTTTTGAGGTTCCGGCGGTACTCCGCCCGGCCCAGCTCCATTACATCTAGGGGCGTGAAGTATACGCCGACACCATACGGCGGTGTCTTCTCGACGGCTATGAAGACGAAGTGCTTCACGCGCTCGTAACCAGCGTCCAAGTTAATTCCGTCCACGTAGAACGGAGCCTGCACGTGGTAACGATAGTTGAATGATGAGCGGCCGAATGCCTCCGCCGATGCGTCCGTGGTGGATTTCAGGTCCACCACTACGTCGTCGCGTCGCATCCAGTCTGGTCGGCACTTGCATGGTGCCCCGGTCACCGGATCATCGAACAGCACGGTGCGCTCTGCCTCCCCATCCGAAATCAGCTCCTTAGCAAAGGCGTGTGCAGAAGCCGCGTCACGCATCCGGTGAGCTGTGTCCCACATATCCGTAGATATGATCTGTATGCCCGGGTACGCTGCTGCAAGATCATTATAAAACTTTAATGTCTTGGCGGTCTCCTCCGACTGAACCTTTGCGTTTATGCTTCGGGCTGCAGGGTATTCCGGAGCGCCGGGCGGCAGCAGCATGTACTTATTTGGGAAGTCTTCCGGCTCGAGCGTCAGCTTGTGGAACACGCTACCCATGAGCAGCGCCTCCGTCTCTAAGCGCGGCGGGCGATCCGGGGATAAGTAGTGGTAGTAATAGTGCGCTGGTGACTGCGCAATCTTGTCCAGCCCAGACTTACTTATGCGGCTGGTGTCATGATGATACGTTTCGTTGTCCATTGGCGTAGGGTTTTTCGCGGTTAGTCGTTTGTCGTTACCGCATTTGTTCGCAAATATAAATAACGGATACCCGTTTATTCATATATTTGCGGGAAAATTACGCACAAATGCCACGTAAATCTGAATCCATCACGACCGATCTCTATTCATCACTTATGGAGCGGTGTCGCGCGGCAGGCATCTCGCTTAGCGAGGCTTGCCGAGAGGCGGGTGTTGGCCGGTCAGCCGTTGACCGGTGGAAACGCCAAACGCCTCGTCCAATCGAAAACCTGTTCAAGCTCGAGGCTGCCATTCAAAAGGCAGCGGAGCGCAAATCCTAACCGTTTATGCTGACCCTACGACCCTATCAGCAGCAAGCGGTTGACGGTATTCGCGACAGCTTCAAGCGCGGCAATAAAGCTCCGCTCTTAGTACTGCCCACAGGTGGCGGTAAAACAATCGTCTTCACTTACATCGCATCCAATGCCTCCGCCCGCGGCAAGCGGGTGCTTGTGCTTGTGCACCGCATCGAGCTGATGCGGCAAACCTCGGAGAAACTGCACACCTTCGGTGTCGATCACGGCCTGATCAATCCTTTGTTTACTCCCACATATTGGAAGCCCGTGCAGGTGGCCAGCGTGCAAACCCTCGTGAACAGGTTGAACAAGCTGGCATCCGCCCCGCCTGACCTGATTATCGTGGACGAAGCGCACCACGCCACCGCCAGCACGTGGCGGAAGATTATCGCCGCATATCCGAACGCCCTGGTACTGGGTGTCACAGCCACTCCGTGCAGGGGTGACGGATCCGGCCTCGGTGCAGATTCGGACGGGCTGTTCGATGACCTGATCGTCGGCCCACAAATTGCCGACCTGATCGGTGAAGGGTTCCTCGTGCAGCCCAAGGTGTACGCTCCGCTCGAGCGCATCGACCTGTCCGGCCTGCGCACCCGCATGGGCGACTATGTGAAGGACGACCTTGAGAAAGCGGTTGACAAGCCGAAGATCACCGGCAAGGCAGTGGACCACTACGCCAAGCTATGTCCGGGTGCTCCCGCGGTGGCATTCTGCGTGTCAATCAAGCACGCGGAGCACGTGGCGGAGGAGTTCAAGGCCGCAGGCTTTAGGGCAGTCGCTCTCGACGGCAGCCACGATGACGACTACCGCAAGCGGATCCTCCGCGGGCTGGCCACCGGTGAAGTGCAGGTGGTGACCAGTTGCGACCTGATCAGCGAAGGGACGGACATCCCGGCGATCGGCGCGGCCATCCTCCTGAGGCCCACTCAGTCGCTCGGCTTGTACCTGCAGCAGGTCGGCCGCGCTCTCCGTCCATGCGAAGGCAAGGACAGGGCGGTCATCCTCGATCACGTCGGCAATGTGCTGCAGCATGGAATGCCGGACGATCATCGCGCCTGGTCACTCGACGGCACGGAGAAGCGCAAGCGAGGTGAGAAGACCGAACCCACCATCCGGGTGAACCAGTGTGAGCAGTGCTTCGCTGTGCACCCTCCCGCGCCCGCGTGCCCGCACTGCGGCCACGCTCGTCACGTGGAGGATCGAGCGCCACAGGAAGTGGACGGCGAGCTGAAGGAGGTATCAGCGGAGCAGGCGGCACTGATCCGCAGGCAGCGACAGGTGGAGGTGGCCAAGGCTCGCACCCGTGAGGAGCTCGAGGCCATCGCCCGCGCACGCGGGTACAAGCCAGGATGGGTGCAGCACGTACTTCGAGAGCGGGAGCGTCGGGAGACACACGCTGAACGGATATAATGTTAACAGGTGTTAAATATTTGGTTTACGCATTTAGGCGTATTACTTTAGCGGGACCAATTAAAAACAACACACGATGTTTATCTACGTAATCAACCCAGTAGGATGGAAGGACAGCGACAAGACAATCCTCCGTCAAAAGTTTATCAAAGAGGAAATCAGCTTCAACGGCCAAATCATTAAAGGCATGTACGGCGACAAGGTGATGGTCATGTGCGTTGATGAAGACGACGTGCAGGACACCTACCACATTCTCGACCACCAAGGTTACGGCTACGTAGGCCAACTCACCCACGCAGTATCGGCCATTGCCCACTCATAATGAACCAGCCCCGGCTTCGGCCGGGGCACAATTCCCCCCTACGATGAAACACACCCCAACACCATGGTCCTACACCGGAAACGTAGATTACTCCAACGTGCAAAAATCACAGCTGATACTGCAGCACAACCGCACCAACGCAGCCAACATCGCAAAGGTAATCCCGTGTGCGGGAATGACCGCGGAGGAAGTGGAAGCCAACGCCAAGCGGATCGTTGATTGCGTGAACGCATGCGCCGGCATGGACTACCCACTCGAGCGCATCACCGAACTCCGGGACCACCGGAAACGACTGCTCGACGTATTGAAGCTCTGCCGCTCCGTTATTGAGGAAGGCGGAATGTTCGAGCGGTCGGAGCAGATCGCCTTTGAGGAGGCCAGCGTGGTTATTGCTGAAATCGAATAACAAGCCGGCCGATGAGAAGCGCCGAACCAAAATACCGCCTGGACGTGGTTGACCCCCTGATCGAAGCGCCATACGCTCTCACCCGTCACAGACAGATTTATCTGCTCTGCCGTCACAATGATGCGTTCGACCCGCGCCAACACGTGGTGTACCCGTTTGTGGAGTTTACCAACTTCAACAGGTCCTACTATGTCCGAGACCGGTGGCCCGAACCAACGCCGCGACTGACCTGCAGCTGGCCCGTTTGTGAGCACTGCGGAGATGTCATTGAAGGCAACTTCTCCGGATACGCCACATGGTATCTGGTGTTTCGCGGGCCGCGCGACGTGCACGCCTACTGCCACCCTAATTGCTACAAGGCCGCACACCCAGGCTTTGAGGACATGCCACACTTTTATGAGCAGCAGCACGGATACCTTCACCCGGTGCTGATGCCGGGCCGCTTCAATGCGAGCCACGATCACATGATCGCTTACCGGATGGGGCCAAATAAGTACCACCTGAACAAGTGGCTTGACGCGATCCGCGAGGGGAAAGGAGGCCTGAAGGCCGGAGATATTGAAGACTTCGGAATAGGCGGAAGTTATGGCGGCACTATCAGGTACGACTACACACCGAATAAGATACGGGTGATCGATGCGGACAGCCAAACTAAACGCACTCTGAGCAAGGCCGACGTTGCGCGTCTTCTGAATGAGATCCTGATCGCCGCCGCCACCCCGCCGGAGAAGGGCGAAGAACCGGCACCGAACAACAGGGGACAGTTCGTCCTCGAATTTCCAGAATAACCGCCGCGAGGCACAAACCAATAACACCTATGTCACTATTCAGAAAAACAACCTGTTGGGTGCCGCTGGCTACCTACAACACTGGCGGATCAGACTACATCGTCTTCGCTCGCCGGAACCTGAAAACCGGGATGATCTACTTCAAGACGAAGAACATCTCTCCGAGGATGATAACCTCATACCTGTTCGCCGCCCCGCTGGTGGACATCAAACAACAGTTCACCCTTGTCTGCACGATTCTGGCAGATGCTCAATACCACCCGCAATCATGAAACACATCATCACCGCCCTCCTGCTCACCCTCGCAGGCGCGGCAGCGGCGCAGCCAGCCGCTGTGTACTGCCGCATTGATCAGGGTGCATCTGAAGTAAGCTGGTCAGTGACCAATGCCAACACCGGTGAAGTGCTTGCGTCTGGCTCCAACCAGAACAACGCTCAGATGGTCACCGCTTACTTCCAGACACCGCCAGGTAGCTACACGATAACCGTCACCGACTCCGGTGGCGACGGATGGACACGAGGCATGTTTCTCATGACGGTGTGCGACCTGCCTATGTTCATGACCTTGGGCAATTTCACTTCTCAGGTGTCGACCACGCAGACCTACACCACCACGATATGCCCACCGGTGTACTGCCCGCCCGCTCCCGCGGACACCTGCCCCGAAGACATCAACGAAGACGGCATCGTCGGGGTGGGCGACCTGATCATGTTCATCGCCGCGTTCGGCTCAACCTGCAACTAATGGAACCCATCAAACACCACCATCGCACCCGGAACTTCACCCTCCTCCTCGAGGTGAAGCCATACGCCGACAAGTTCCGCTACTTATGGCGTTACTCAATCACGATCGGCAGCCGCCAGCTGCACGGAGCATCCCCGGACGACGTGCCTCTGTTCGAAACCCCGCGCACTGCGGAGATCGTCGGCTTCACCACCGTGTGCCAGCACCTGGCGGAGAACCACACGTGGTCAGCACCCTCAATGCGCCCTGCGTATGAGGACATGGCCTTCTTCCGCAATCAGTGCCTCAATAATGGAGTTCACCCCGAAGCATTTGGACTATGAAACCACGATTCCCGATGGCCCACGAAATGCCACACTGCAGACCAGGGTGGCCGCACCAAACTCCCGCTTCTCTGGTGGATGCAGGAGTCAAATGCTGCGACGAATGCGCAGCGATAGTGCCGCTCGAGTTCTCACGGTGTCCCGAATGTGAGGCATTCATCGTTATGTTTGTCGACCCAACCAAAAGCGATGAAAGAAACCAATCTACTCCGCGCGTGCCTCCTGCAAGTGCCGTCGTCATGCCGGATGTTCCGGAACAACACGGGGCAGGGGTGGCAGGGCCAGAGACTTCAGAGCCGCCCCGGTACCGTCCTGCTCTCAGATCCACGGCCGTTACACGCGGGCTTGGTAAAGGGAAGCAGCGACCTGATCGGATGGAAGACAATAACAGTCACTCCTGAGATGGTCGGCCGCAAGCTCGCTATCTTCGCCGCGGTCGAGGTCAAAACCGAACGAGGGCGAATCACCGTGGACCAGCTCAACTTCATTGAGCAAGTCCGCAGCGCCGGAGGTATCGCAGGCATCGCTCGATCACCTGAGGAGGCACGCAATCTCCTCGAAACCTACCTCTAACCCCCAAGGAATCACGCCACCCTACGATTTATGCCGCGTGTAGACACCAAGACCCTCATTGCCCAAACGGACATAGTGTCCGTCATTGGTCGGTACGTTCCGCTGAAGAAACGCGGGAGCCTGTACGCGACCATCTGCCCATTCCATGATGATCACAAGGCCAGCCTCGAGGTAGTACCTCGGAAGAACCTGTATAAGTGCCTTGCCTGTGACGCGGGCGGTGACGTGATCGACTTCGTTATGCGGTTTACCGGGAAGTCCTTCCGTGACGCGGTGGACTCGATCACTTCGGACGTTCCGCTGGAAGGTTCACCGACACCGGCGGTGCTTACCCCGCAGCCTCCCATCTGGTCACCGCTCACGCCCGTTCCGGAGGGCGCTCCGGAGCCGTCGTTCGATCATTACCGCCATGGCAAGCCGTCGCGCACATGGGCCTACCACAACGACCGCGGCGAGCTCATGGGGTACACCTGCCGGTTCGACCTGCCGGACGGATCCAAGGAGGTCCTGCCGCTCACCTACTGCGCATCGAAGGACAAGCAGGAGTGGCGCTGGCAAGGCCTCCCCGCTCCGCGGCCACTCTACAAACTCCACTACCTCGCCGCCTCTCCCGATGCCCTGGTCATCGTGGTGGAAGGGGAGAAGACAGCCGACGCACTGCAGGCGGTGCTGCACACCGCAGTAGTGGTCAGCTGGATCGGCGGAGCGAACGGCATCCACCTTGCCGACTGGTCACCACTCCATGGACGCAGGGTGCTCATCTGGCCGGACAACGACTGGCAGGGCATAGGCGCGGCCATTCAGATCGGCCGCCTACTCGACGGCCACGTGCAGCGCCTCGAGATGATAGCCAACCCTGCGGGCGTTCCAAGGGGATGGGACTTCGCGGATTCGGGATGGGATACCCCAACTACCCGCGCGTGGATTAACGCCAACCACGGTGCCCTTCCTGCCCCTGAGGCGGGTGCTCCTCCCGCATGGGCTGAGGCCTGCCAGGCGTGGTGGTTACTCCGTCATCCGGACACCGGTGAGGCTGCACGTTACCTGTTCCTCCGGGATGACCGCTTCGTCGGCCAGCGAATTCCGGAGGCTGAGCCAGCACCCGAACCAGAGCTGCCGCCACTTCCGCCGATTGAATCTTATGAAGATCCCCTTCCCGGCGACTTCATGCCGCCATTCCAACAGCCGGAGGGCTACGTCAACCCATTCGAGGATGCACCATTCCTGTTCCTCGGGTTCGATAAATCGGACAGCGGAGAGATCGCGTATTACTTCTACATCCATACAGCGAAGAAGGTCACCCGCCTGACCGGCTCGAAGCTGACCAAGGCAGGGTTCCTCTCCCTTGCCCACCTCAACTGGTGGGAGGACCGATTCCCGAAGAAATCGGGCTTCGACCTCGACTCGGCCATGAACTGGATTATCCAGACCTCACACTCCAAGGGTGTGTTCAAACCGAAAAACATTCGCGGACGCGGTGCCTGGATAGACAAGTCGCGCACCGTGCTGCACGTCGGACACCACCTGATCGTCAACGGCACTCCCGCACCGCTCGGATCCATCGACAGCCGCTACATATACGAACAGGCCGAACCCCTCGAGCTCGAAGCCGGACAGCCGCTGCACGTCCGTGACGCGAACCATCTGGTCAAGATGCTCGAGCTGGTGAATTGGGAGCGGCCGATCAGCGCCTACCTCCTCGCCGGGTGGTGCGTCATCGCCCCCATCTGCGGTGCATTGAAGTGGCGACCTCACGTATGGCTCACCGGTTCGGCAGGTACGGGTAAATCGTGGATCCTTCACAACGTGGTCCGCAGGCTCCTCGGTGAATGCGCCTTGGTGGCTCAGGGTGAAACCTCCGAAGCAGGCCTCCGGCAGCAGCTCGGCAATGACGCCCTGCCGGTCCTGTTCGATGAAGCCGAAGGCGAAGACCGCAGAGCAGCTGACCGCATGCAGCAGATCCTTGCCCTGGCACGTGCAGCCTCCACCGACGATGGCGGATTGATAATCAAAGGAACAGCCGGGCACAGCTCCAAGTCATTCACTATCCGAAGCTGCTTCGCCTTCGCTTCGATATCGCCGCAGGTATCCGGCCAGGCCGACCGCTCGAGGGTGACCCTCCTCTCCATCCGCCGCAACCCGGACGAGGAGCGTTCACGCTCTCAGTGGGAGCAGCTGCAATCCATCTACCACAGGCACATCACGGACGACTTCGTGAGGGGCCTGCAAGCCCGGACGATCAGCATGATGGCCACTATCTTGAAAAACGCGGCGACCTTCAGCAATGCCGCTGCCTTGGTAATAGGTGAGCAGCGGACGGGCGATCAGCTAGGAGCTATGCTCGCCGGTGCCTACGCCCTGCACTCCAACGGAGAGATTACCTTCGAAGACGCCGTGGATTGGATCCGCCAGCGCGACTGGTCAGAGGAGAAGTCGCTTGACCAGACCAAGGACGAGGCAGCTCTACTTCGCCTGCTCCTCGAGCAGACCGTCGTCATCGAGAGCCACAGCTCCAAATTCAGTCGCACCGTCATGGAGTGCATCAACATCTACCGCGGTGGCTACGACATCGACGCCATCCTTCCAGATCGAGCGGAGATGCATCTGAAGCGCATCGGGTTCATTGTCGACGGTGGCCGCGTCATCATCGCCAACCAGAGCGAGTGGATCCGCCGAACCCTTCGCGACACGCCCTGGAACAAGAACCACTCGAAGATACTCCTGCGCATCCCCGGAGCGGTGGCCACACAGCCCACGCGCTTCGCCGGTGGCCTGCAGTCCAGAGCCGTCAGTGTTCCACTCGAATTGATCGGTTAAAATCTGTTAATCATCCCGAAAGGGCAGTAGTGCGGACTACCTTAGTCCGACACCTATGAAATCCACAGACGTACCAAGGGAACTCCGCGAATTCGCGAAGGTGTTCGACAAGCTTGAATATCGCCACGACACGGCGAGTGTTTTTCACGACTACATGGACTACTGCATTGAGGTGTTCGACCTCAACCGCACCGGCGAGAGGCGCGAACGCCTTCAACGAACCTACGGCGAGCAGTACAACCTATTCCCGGAGCTGTTCCGGCTGCACGTGACCACCATGAATGAGATGCTGGCAGTGCAGGGTTGGTATGACCTGCCGGGCACGTTCTACGAGTGCATATCGAGCCGCTCCAAATCGTCGGCCCTCGGTCAGTTTTTCACGCCCGCACCGGTGTGTGACTTCATGGCCAGCATCAACGGCGCGGACGACTGCCCGCCCGGCAAGACGGTTAATGATCCCGCCTGTGGCTCTGGCCGAACGCTCCTCGCCTGGCACGTCAAGACACCCGGCAGCTACCTCTACGGCGACGATATCGACCCGATCTGCACGAAGATGACCGCCGTGAACTTCTGCCTACACGGCGTCATGGGGCAGGCATGCAACATGGACACCCTGAAGATGGAGTGGCGGTTCGGGTACCAGATCAATGAGTACCTGAACCCCTTCGGGATGGTCGGCCTGAGAGTGATCACTGAGGATCAGAGCAGGTATGACCGGTGGTGGCGCTCCGGCAGAGATCAGCAGGCGAATGAGGTGGTTGAGGTAGAGAGCAGCAGTGCACCAGAGATCATGCCCTCGGTAGAGATCACCATCGGGAAGAATGGGCAGCTGGACTTCTCCGACCTGTTCAAATGTTAAAATTCGTTAACGGCGTAAAATACCCATATCGGCGTATTACCTTTGGCGAACCAAACAAAAAAAACACACACAGCTATGACACAAGCAGCAAACCTTCAAGACTTCCAAGCTACTGTATTCGTAAAGCAGAATGGCGAAATCCTCGAAATGACCTACGAGAATTACCTCCTCACTTACTGGAGAGATCACGGAGCTCTTAAGCAGGAGATCAAAGAGGTTGAGCCTGATGATATTGAGGGCGATGTAACCTACCGAGTGGTTACACGCTGGCGCAGTACTGGACAGATTCATTCTACTGATGACTTCTGGACACGCGAGGAGGCTGAACTGATGATCCTTAACGGTCTTGAGATCGAGTGCCAAAATGCGAACAACGACACCCCGATGGCGTTCTTTTCCCGCGAGGAGGCTCTCGCATAACCCTAACACCACCCCACGCCTCCCCGCTCGGATTCGTCCAGCGGGGTTTTGGTGGTAAAAACCAATTGCTATGATTACTGATAATGACCTTCGAAACAAAGCCGATATTCATCTCGGCAACCGCGCGGCAACAATCGAACGATATCTCCGCCACAGAGCTAACTACGCAAGGCGAGCAATCGCCGCAAAAACCGAAGAAGAGCGCAACGACGCCATCGATATGATGGAGCTCTTCGAGAAGCGACTCCGTCAATCACTTATCATTTGACAGCATGCAACTCGCGCTTATCTTTCCACCGGCAACCATAATCCAGTTGCCTCCTACCATGCCGCAGATGCACATCAACCTCGTCCGTCACAAGATCATGAACGGCGAACTGAAACTCCTCTCCGACAAGCTCGACATCGGATATCGCAAGTTCCGGAACCTCAAGACTGGCGAGACCATGGTCATCGAAGTAACCAAGCAACTCAATCTCTGATGGGACAGGTAATTCTAACCAAAGAAGCCGCTGACATCCTTGTCTTGGATGAGTTCTGCCGCCTCTCAATCGTTGCCGAACGCGTGTTCGGATCGCACGAATTCAAGATTGGTATATATGACGCCAAGGTCGGTCCTATTCCTAACGCGACAAAGAATGAAGACGGCAGCTGGACCTTTGAAATCAGCGAAGAGATGCACGAGCTCATGCGCTCCACATGCCCTCTGGCCGAGCCTGAAGATGCCGTGGTCATGCCTATGCTTCGCAGGCCGGATGGTCTCGGGTTCCGAGCCCTGGTCAACCCACACGTTCAACCCTCAAAACCATAATAAGTCATGGCAAAAAAGCTGACACCCCCGCAGGTCCGCGCTCTGCTGACCGCTGCACGCAACCCCGAATCCAACGAGTTCATCCTCGAGGTGGTTGCCCGCCCAAAGAAGAAATTCGCCCTGCGCCTCATCGGCCGCAACGGCGAGCCCGTAATGCCCCAGGAGAATGTGATCGAGAAATACTCCGCTGAGTACCTCGCCGCTCGCCTGCTGTCCGCCGGCCTTCGGGCCAAATACAAGGATCTGACCGGCACCCCGATGACCGGACAGGGCAAGCCGGTCGAATACCCAACCATGTAACCCATTTAACACCTACGACATGGCAAGAAAAAACGCCCAACCCCCTACGCCCTCCGCTCAGGAGGCCGAACCTGCCGACGCGGTGGTCATCATCGACCCCGACAAGGTGCAACTCACCGTCTCGAAAGAGTATTCCGTCACGGACGAGCGCATCGCGGAGCTGAAGCAGCTCTACGGCGACCTTCAAATTGCGGACGCATCGGACAAGGTGGCCATCCAGACGGCTACCTTGGCCGTCCGCGAGCTGCGCACCATCCGCACCACCGTGGAGAAGAAGCGCCTCGAGCTGAAGCGCCTGTTCACCGGTGCCATCGACGGCATCGCCAAACGGATCCAGTCCGAACTGAACCCGATTGAGGAGCGGCTGAAGAACCGCCTGGATGAGATCGAGCGGGAGGAGGAGATTCGCAAGGCTGCCGAACTGAAAGCCCGGATCACGAAGCTCTGTGACGCAGGGTACCATTACAACGGTGTGGCCTACCTCTGCGGCACATCCACCATCTTCGAGGTGTCCGTTCCGGAGCTCACTGACGAGCAGATCGAGGACGCATGCATCTACGCTCAGGAGTTCCGCACTGCGGAGCTCGAGGCTGAACGTCTCCGGAAGGCGATAGCTGCACGTCTGAAGGCGGAGAACGAGGCCAAGGAGCGTGAAATCGAGGAGCTGAAGGCCAAGCTAGCGGCATTGGAGGCCGCCAAAACACCGGAGCCTGCTCCCGAGCCGGCCATAGAGCCTGATGCGGTGGAACAGGCCATCCAGTCTACAGGCAACGTTCTCGAGGAGATGGCCGACGCCATGGCACCACTCCCGGCGCACTTCCCCACTCCGGAAGTCGTACAGGGCATGATGGAAGCAACGGCCGAGCGCCGGGAGGCTACTACCGCCTCAATGCGCATCCGCGAGACCACAACTGCCGCGTCATCGGCTGCGCAGACGTTCAAGCAATACACCAGCGAGTTTGACTCCGGATACGAGTGCTTCCGCAAGCAGGCTATCAAGATGTTCGCCGAAGATGGGCCGAAGCTCACGCGCGCCCAGTGGAGAGAGAAATTCGCCGAACTCCAACCCCACACGCGAGTATGAAGAACGAGCGAGTAAGACGTGAGATCGAGCATATCCGCCGGGGAATGTCGGTTGAGCTCGAGGCTGAGCTTGACCGCTATCCTACCCTGCGCAAGTGGCTGCAATCGGCGTACTACGGCTCCGACAGGTGCAACACCGCTCTCGAGCTCTACCTCGAGGCGGTGCCTCAGGCGGAGCAGATCGTGAAAGATTACATCTGCCGCAAGACACACAAGATGCGGCTGCCAAGAGTAACAAATTAACCCCCCTACGAGATGAAAGAAGAACAAAGATTTGTGCTGCGGGACGCTATTCCCCCGCTGCACTTAGCGGCATCGAATAATCCGCTTCGCCCTGCTATGAACGGCATCTGCTGCCGGAACGGTTACTTGTGCGCCACTGATGCCAACGTGTTGGTGCATGTTCCGGCGCGTCAAGTCCTTGGAGACGAGCTCGCACAAGCTCTCGAAGGCAAGATCATTCCGCCGCGTATTTACAAGCAACTCTACACGGAGTGCGCTAGGGTCAAGAAAAAATTGCCCTTCGGAGCCATTGTGAAGATAATCGACAACAGCATCTTCGTGTTGGGTCCCGGTAATGTGTGGATTTCCGCTGAATTCTACGAGGGTAAGTTCCCCGATTGGGAATTTGTCTGGAACGATGCTGTGGCGGCTGAAGGTGAGAACTTCGACGTGTTCGGTATTAACGCTAAGCTTCTCGATGTAGCGGCCAAGGCGATGGGCGTTAAATACGGCGTGCAGCTGTATGTTAAGGCGGTTAATCGCGGGATTCTCCTGGCTCCAAACAGCGAAGACCTTTACGGCGAAATCCGGGGCATGATTATGCCGACGCTGATCAATCCGCACGGCAAGGTCACCCACGAGCAGATTCAGCAGTATATGCCGGATATGCCAGCCAAAAACGAACAGGATACAAACCCTAACCCACCCACAGCGTGAGCAAACTCAACAGATACCAATTCATCGGCAACCTCGGGGCAGATGCCACCGTCCGCCAACTCGATGGCTCAACACGATGCGCCATCTCCTTCAACGTAGCAGTCACCGAAAAATGGAAGAACCAGCGCGGTGAGCAGCAGGAGAAGACCAGTTGGGTCGCCTGCACGCTCTGGCGTGAGGCCGACAAGACCGGCATCGCCCAGTACCTCCGAAAGGGGCAGATGGTGCTCGTCGAAGGCCAGCCAAGCGCACGTCCATACGTGACCAAGGAGAACTATCCGGCAGCATCATTGGACGTTACCGTGCAGGACGTGCAGCTCATCGGAGGCGCGCCGGGCGCAACGGCGGCAGCGCCAGCGCCAGCAGCGCCAGCAGCTCCGGGTATGACGCAGCCGTGGCATCGTGACCCGTCACCGGTACCGTCCAATATCGGACGCCAGCCGCAGCCAACGCAACCAGAGCCGATCAGCCCTGCATACGGAGGGCCTGGAGAGGACGAGGACTTGCCGTTCTGAGTTAATCTAAAACACCCCGGATTTTCGCCGGGGTGTTTTTTTTTGCACTCCCCGGCCTTATTAAAATCTACAATTTTCAGAAGATAATAATAACTTAGCCGACCATGAAGCACCTTAATGATATCCCCGGAATCGAGTCACTCTCGGATCCTCTGACCACCAAAGTCGTTATCATGGCCATGACAAGCTGGGCGGCCATATCGGCTATCTTTAACAAGTACATTTTCGCGGATTGGGACTTTGGGTTCGTCCTGGCCCTTTTCGTCCTGCTGGACACCAGCACGGGCATCTGGAAGGCCTGGAAGCTGAAACGCGTATCGAGCCATAAGCTCGGCGGAGTGTTCACCAAGATTGTCCTCTACGCCGTCGTGCTCATGGTAGTTCACGGCCTAACCAACTTCAGTGGAGGTGATCGCCTACTCTGGGTGAAGGACGGTGTTTACTTGGGGCTACTGGTCCGTGAAGGATTGTCAATCCTCGAAAACGTCTCACGGATCAACCCTAATCTCGTTCCCAAGTGGCTGCTGGTTCGCCTTTCTGAATTCGACGAACAGGGTAAGCCAATAGATAACCCCTCTAATCCCCAAAACGATGCGTAACCTATTTCTGGTGGTCATGTGCCTGGCACTGGCCTCCTGTGGATCCCTGAAGCGGTCCACCAGCAACGAACGGCTCGAAGTGGCCACGGTCGAATCCACATCGACGGCTGAAACGATCGTCACC